CTCACTTAAAGGTAATGGTTTCAGGTCGGCGCCCGGCGATTTCCCCTTCCATGGGGTGCTCGCGCAAACGCTCTCCGCGACTCTGTCGCGCTTTCCGGCTCCGGACCGTTTCTACTGTCCGTCGAGCTCTGTGTGAGTGGGGGTACATCTTTGGATGTCCCGCCCCCGACTTTTCTCCCACTGACGTCGTTAGCTGTTCGCAGCTAGCGGCCGACGTGAAGAAGCTTCTTGGTTCTTGCCCGTCCTCCTCGCAAGAGGAGGTTTTTGCTTGGCAATCCATTAAGAAGATGCTCCCGGACTCTTGTCCATGCATGGAGCTTCCTCTAATGGAGAAGCTTGTCGAGGGATTCCGCAGACCAAGGCGGAGTCTCCCCACTGGTTACTTGAAATTCGTGACCCGCCAGGCCAGCCTTCTTTTTCCTAAAGGCTGGGACCTTGGTTACGAAGAACAAGTTCTCTCTACCTCCCCCCCCATCAGCGCTACTACTGACTTTACTAGGTCTTCCGGTGGTTGTCTCGGTTCCGAGATTGATCACGATTCATTCCTTACGGAGTGTCTTCGTGGTCCTTCTAGGCCTGACCGATCTCAACCAGAGGCCGAAGTTATTGTCGTTCAGTCTGCTGGGAAACCCCGTCCATTGACGAAGTTCGGCTCCGATGAGCTTCTCTTACGTCCTCTTCATCGTACAATTTACAATCATATCTCTCGTGAGAAATGGTTGCTAAGAGGCGATGTGACGGCGGATTCCCTTGAGCACGCTGGCTTTTCCTCCTCCCGCGGCGGTTTGTTAGTGTCCGGTGACTATAAGTCAGCCACCGATGGCTTGTCCATCGAGGTCGCCGAGACCCTCTTACGGACGGCCCTTCTCAATTCCGTCATGGTCCCCATGTCCGTCAAGGAGCGGGCCCTTTCCATCCTTCGGCCTTTTCTCTATAGGCTCGAGGGGAAGGGCCCGCCGTGTACGCGCCAGCGCGTTGACATTGGGGAGCCAAACATTGGTCAGATGATGGGTAGTTATCTCTCTTTTCCTTTACTTTGTCTTCAGAACAGGATGGCCTTTCTTTGGTCATCCCGTCTCAGTGGACTTAGTTGGAAGGAAACGGTTTCTACCCCTTGTCTGATAAATGGCGACGACATTCTTTTTCAGGCTCCCGAGCCTGTTTATGATGTCTGGCTCGCGACGGTCGGTGAGTTGGGGCTTGAAGTCGAGCGTACGAAGACGTCCGTGTCTACCTGTGAGGGTTCTTTGAATAGTACCCTTTTGCGTTTTGTTGGTGGCTACCTTCGGGTCGTGCCAACTTTACGCTTTGGTAGATTACGGTCGTCAGAGTACGTGACTAATCTTGGCCGGGAGTTTTCCCAGTTTCTTCTTGGCGTGAGAAGCAACGTGCGCTTTCGAGCGGGCGTTGTTTGGTACCGCAGACACCTCAATTCACTTCGGTCAACTAGATTGACTCTGTTCGAATTGGGTTTCCGCGGAGCTCTCGCTTTGAGACTGGGAAAACTGTTTCGTCTGCCTTGTATGGCGACGGAGGAGTTTGTCCCTCCTTCGGCTCCCGTTGGTCATAACGTGATCCTCTCTTCTGAGGATTTTGTTCGTGTTCCAGCGGACGAAGTGGGGGACGAAGTCAGTCGAGTGTCTGCGCTTGAGACGGCTGCTTGGAAGTTTTCACTGACTTACGCCGAGTGTAGGGTCCGTTCGGTACTTCGGTACTGTTTGGACCTTTCCTCGTGTCGTCGTCAGGAACCTCTTTGCGGCCCTGTCTTTACGCGCAGTTTTCAGGCTGCTTTTTGGAGGGGGGGGAGATTAACGAGTGTGGGAAAGCAGTTAGAAGAGACTGCTTTCAAAAAAAGAAGGGAGGTCGGTGTGCGGTCGGTCGCAGTGCCCTACCGTCTGATCCTTGATCAGGCGTGGCGAGGGCAACTTCCACCTTACGCAGAGCGAGAGTTGGTTGGGGTCGCGTCTCCTTTGGAGATGTACGAACCGAAGAAGAAGTAAAGAGTGACCGGGGGGTTGCGGCTGTGCCCAATGGGTAGCCGGTCCCTAAATCCCTGAAGGAAATTTCTCGAAGGTGGTCGGTAAGCCATGGCATCAGCGCTATCGTAATGGTAGAGCCCCGAAGAACGCATTCTCTCGACGTTCCCCGAAAGGGAATGCGACCTTGATCGGTCAGTTTGTTAGGTTCGCGTAGGGCCCGCGGGTGGCTGTGGTTCGTTACGGTAAAGTGGTACACGTGCGCGTCCCTGCCATACCATCGGAGAGTAAAGGAACGGAAGACGGATGTGTGGGGTCGGTGAGAGTTTGGGTGTGCATGTACGTGCTACTGATTGTAGGTAG